AAGCGAAGTCCCCTCGGGGATCTTTGCTTTCACCGAATCAGGAAGTTGATCGAAGGGAATAATAGCTCCCTCCTGTCCTTCCTCAAGCTGATCTGCGGTAGTGAACACCGTGCCTTCCCCGAAGAAACCTTCAAGAGCAGCACATGAGGAGAACCCCACCGCAATAACAGCAGTAATTAAAAACGTAATAATAATATCTCTCATAGTTAATTAACTTTGCATTCTTTGGAGATAATCATCATCCGCAACATTCTCTGCCGCAGTAGGATTCTGACTACTCCCTTCGTGAGATGGAAGTAGTCCTTGTGCCGAAGTCTTCACATCCTCATAATCCTCCAGCTTAACAAGAGCATGAATATCGTGGAGGGACTCCATCCATGCTGCAACTTCCGCTTTACTCCCAGCCTCTGAAGACTTGGGACGGGGTTGTGATTGATCGTACTTGGGCCATTGACCCTCCATGATCTTCACGATTTTGAAATCATTACCTGATTCAAGATCAGTAATGTCACCGAAATCCTCATCCAACATAGCAGCAATAATCTTCTTGAAAAGAATAACGCCAATGGAGAGAATTTTCACATCCCCAGTTTCACGGTCTACCACATTCATGTAGTAACGGGCACGGGGTTTAATCTGACGGGCAAGATCCTCGTCTTTGTTAGGCTCTTTCCAGAGACCGTAATACGCATCACACAAAGGACATGGTTCCCCATGAATTTTGCGACAATGCACATTCTTTACTTGTCCATCTCCAGAAGGAACCCTATGAATCTTCGTCTCGGCGTAGAACATAGTGTCATCATCCTTACCTGGAAGGATACGGACAGTATTCATTCCTTCCATAAGTTGAACAAACTTCGAAAGAAAATCAGTATTAGCGTTTCCGCTACCTGGGTTGCTGAGTTCAGCGTGTTTTGCCCTAAGGGCATTCAAGTCAATAGCCATGTTAAAACCTCCTATGGTCAGTTGTGGCAGTTACAGTATTATAGTCGTAGTTTGCGAAATTGTTAAATTATCTGTATAAATTTGTCTCGGCGCGACGATTGGATGATAGCTGCACTAACATATCCTTCTTATGCTCCAACGACGATACCAAGCCTTTTAATAGTGTGTATTTGAACTGTGCGTCATTCACTTTCTTAGTATATAGTGCGAACTCGGGTTCTGACATAACAAAATCATCCAAATCTTTAGCAGTCTGTTTTGTCGTAGAAGAACTCTTTTTTTCCTTCCTAGCAACAGCACTAAATTTAGTTAAATCGAGGTTAGCCTCATCCAACCTGTTTTTGGCAACAGACAAAAGACCTTGATAATAGGAATAAATAGATGCTTGTCGCGCCATCTCCGTATCAATCTCATGCTTATCGTACTGGGTAACACTATCTGCAATATCTACATAGTTCTCCCAGGTAAGATCTTCTAACGCTTCTAGTAAATTCTGTGCTTTGTTCATAGTAATAGCTCCTTAGCTAATTCTGGGTTAAGTCTAGCAAATAACATAATTGCTCTCGACATTGTTATAGTCACACGCTCATTAGTTTCCCAAATATATTCCTCATTTTCATCATCCCCCCCTCCCATACCGCATAATTCCAACAAAATATGGCATATTTCATGAAAAAGCGTTTCTCTCGCTGGGCCGTCTTCCATTTTTTGTTCTAAGTGAATCTCATATGTATCAAAATCACAAGTACCCCAACAATTCTGTTTACCCGCTTTTAAGCCTTTCTGAATTTTGATATCAAAAGTTGCCCAGCCTCCGTTAATAGTTTGAAGTTTTTTATTTGCTGATAAAAGATCATATATATGTGGTTTATTCGTCATCAGTTGAATAATCTCCCTCACTCATTTTAAGCACATGGTAGTCTATAGTCATAGGGACTGTAAACCTAGGTCGTCCGTTTCTAGACTTGACCACATAAGCCCTCATATGACCTTCATCAAACTCCTGTTCACTTTGATTCAAAGATACTGCAAAATCACAAGTACGAATCTTTCCATAAGAATCTCCTAATTCAGCATCTGTAATAATCTTAACTGCTCGACCTTGACGGTTGGTTTGGGTGGCAGTCCACAATAAAACTTTAGTCTCCATAGCCAAACCCCTTAACTCTTCGGCAATCCTCTGTTGAGCTTGGTACTCATGCTGGTTCTCTCGGACTGGACGCAATAACTCTAGGTAATCCACAATGATAACATCAGGAACGAAATCATCATAATTTCTTAGTTGCACCAAAAGGGCTCGGAGACTATTAACATTAGCAGTTCCCGTAGGAAACTCTTTAATAACAAGCTTACTTCCAGGGAAGTTGGTTTGGAAAATACTTAGCCTTTCTGCCACTTTAAGCTGGGCAGCGGGAGCCTTCAATTGACCTTGTGAGATTAAAGAAACTACCGAATCGAAGCGTTGGGCAATCTTATCTTCACTCATCTCCAACGAAACATATAAAACCTTGCGACCCTCCACCATACTATGTACTGCTTGGTTAACAAGCCATAACGACTTACCCACCCCAGGAGGAGCAATAACCATTGCTAGTTCTTTATTCCCCAATCCCCCTTCCAGAGACTGATTCAAAGAAGGTAGTATAGTTTTATACTTATCAACAGCATCTGCATTATGAGTACGATCCCATCTATCATTAATATCCGCAAAATACTTCTGACCTACATCCACTTCTCGGCTAACCGTAAGAGCATTTCTTACCAACGTCTCCGTCTCTTCCATCCTGTCTTCTTTAATCAGAACTAGAGATTGCTTAATAGCATCTTTCATCGCCTCCCGTTTAGCAAAGCTCTCAATCAAATCTAGATAATAATCTTCTCCATCAATAGCAGAAGTGTCTAGTCGATTAATATACTCAAGCTCATCAGTATAATCATGAATAGACTCTCTTTCATTTTTACTAGAGCGAAGTTGCTGTTCAATAAAATCATCATTTGGAAGTTTCTTATACTTCTCGTAATGATCCCGTACAGCGGAAAAGATTTTACTATGAGAAGGAAATTCAAAATACTCAGGCTTAACCAAGTTAACAATTTGAAGATAAAAATCCTTATCAGACTTCAAGAGATACAAAATACCTCGTTGAATATTCTCGTTGAATTCGTACATTAGTTGTGACAGCTACTGGGGTTTATAGATCTTAGTGGGGTCGATTCCCGCCTTATTATAGGTCTCATCCATGATTTTTCGCGCTGAATCCATCTTTTGTTTTGATTCTCTTGGATCTAATTTCCTAGCTTTATCTAAGACTTCTTGTGGAGGAGTATATTTAGCATAGTGCTGCCAACCTGATTCCATTCGTTCATTACACCCATCTTGAAGTTTGAGATTAACCTCATCAGAACCCCCCGTCTTATTAAAACCCGTACGCTTATTAACCCCTGTCCAACCCGCTCCCTTAAAATGTACAGGAGGAGCTACATCCCATTTTCTATGGGATAATTTTTTACACTCAGGACACCTAGTTCGATCTGGAGCAGTTCCCATCTTATACTCTCTGTCCCAAAAAATCTTACATTCCGCACACACCCACTCATACGTTGCCATTAACATTCACCTCCTGCCAAGGAACACATATCTCCACTAGCAACACTAGTATCTACAAATACCGTCATGTGTTCCTCAATATTCTCCTGCGTCAGAGGGATCGCCTGAAGAGGCTCTCCTTCCTTTGCTCCTGCTCTATACACCGTCAACCCTTTCAGGTACGGAGCATAATCCAAAGCCGCTTGAGAGAACTCCTCAGGTGTAGAAGTGGCAGGAAGATTAATAGTTTTCGAGATACAGGAGTCCATGTATTTTTGGATCGTCGCTTGTACCCGAATGTGGTCTTCGGGGGCCACATCATAGGCTCCGACGAAGCATTCAAGTGATCTGTCTTTTTCAAAGTATTCTCGGAATAAGGGGTCAACAACTAATTTCTCTTTCCAAATATTGTTATGCCGATAACGGCGGGTATACATAGCAGAGAAAATAGGCTCAATGCCTGAACTAACCCCGTGGAGCATAGAGATAGTACCGCAAGGAGGGATAGTAAGCATAACAGCATTTCTGATCCCGTATCGCTTGATAAGCATTCTAATACGAGCGGGGAGAGTTTTTGCATAATCTTCATTTAAAAATTGTTTGTATTCGAACTCTGGAAATGGGCTCTTGTCCCTTGCGAGATAAATGGATTGCTTGTACGATTCATCTCGTATAGTAGTGAACAGTCGGTCTAAGAACTCAAGGCACTTTTCACTACCGTACTTAATCCCCAGTTTAATGAGCATATAATGTAGACCTGTTACGCCTAACCCAATCCTACGAGATCTTTCTCCAATCCTTTTGCATGTGTCCGTAGGAAACTTATTAACAGTAAGTACATTGTCTAAGAACCGAATACCTGTTCGCACCGTTCTTGCAAGACGCTTCCAATCCACATCAGTCCCATCATCAAGTACCATATTAGAAAGATTAACATTGCCGAGGCAACAGTTCCCATAAGAGGGTAATGAAATCTCGCCACAAGGATTCGTTGAATCCAGCCTTTCAAAGTATGAAACATTAGTGTACCTATTTGCTAAGTCGATGTTATATATACCAGGATCGCCCGACTCAACAGAATTTTTCCAAATAATATTCCATAAATCTCTAGCTTTTATATCATTTTTACAAAGAACCTCAAAAGTATCCTTCCAATCTTTTTTGTAGAAATTATTAGCTCGTCTGAGAACATCCTCCTCATCCATACCTACAACACTAACAACCTCTTCACCATTACGAACTAGATCGTAGGAGTGATACTCTTTATTATTAAATGTAAAGAACCAGTCCTCCTCCAACTCTACAGCCTCAAGAAACCTGTCGGTAATAGCAACAGAGATGTTGAAATTGTTAAGCTCCCCCTTATCCAGTTTAACATGGAGAAATTCCATAAGGTCAGGATGAGTAACATTAAGAATGCCCATAAGAGCAGTTCGCCTATTTTTTCCCGCTCGTACATGTTCACCCACCTCATTGATCATCTTCAGTACAGAGACCGAACCAGGGGCTGAGTGAAGAACGCTCCCTATGTGGTCTCCTTTCGGACGAATCTTTGAAACATTAAATCCGACACCTCCCCCCGCACAGGAGATTCTATACATATCTTGGACGGTCTTCCCGATAGAATCCACGCTGTCTTCTGGGTTAATGACATAGCAATTAAGCAAGTTATGATGACCCCTATTACGACCAGCACCATAAATAATCCTCCCGCCAGGGATAAAGTCTCCAGAACCGATAGCTTCATAGAA